GTCTGGCCCGTACTCGAACGGGACTGCATCATTACAGAACCTCTTCCGTGTGGTAGGGAAGCCTACTTTATTGAGGTCTGGGTAACGAGTGGAATTGTACTCCCTCATGAATTCATATAGTTGTTGGTTTGATCCACACCAAGCAGATGGGTTAGGTGCATCATGTGAAATAGTCAACCCATATGGATCGTTCGAACCACCATAAATATTGGTAGATTTGGGTCCCGATTCAAATCCCTCAATGGTTGGGTCTGCCACTGCTCCCGAGTAGACGCTCATAGTGATGACCATGACGATGATCAATGTGCTGAAGGCGAGTACAGGTTTGTATGCAGCGATCACGCTGCACACTATTAGAGCTAATCGCGTGATTGTATTAAGCTTGGCTGACAGGCTGTCTTCTGGGCTCGGCAGCAGTTCATAAGAACGAAACAACTGAGTCACATCGTACATCCAAAATTTTTCATTTGAAGCCATTTTTGAAGGATGATGATAAATTGAATCTTTACCGGACTTCGCCTGGTTTGTATTGTCTTCCTGTGTTCGTGAATGGGGCCGTGTCTCGCAAGCATCATGAGGTGTTGTTTCGTCGGGTAGCCCTTGTGCTTAATCCATACGGATAACTCCTATGAAGAACTATCATCTTGGTCGTCTCTGTGGACTTTGCTATGACGCTACCAACGAGTGGGCCTCTACCTGCCTCATCAACTCCTGCTATCATCGTGTTCACTGTAGTTCACACTGTAGTTCACACTGTAGTTCACACTGTAGTTCACATTGTAGTTCACACTGTAGTTCACATCACAAATCGATCCACCACTTTATCGACAGACCGAGGCTTGATGTACAGCTGATCGAGCATTTCATCAGCCAACACGTACTTGACTGTTCCGTGAATCTGATACATTGAACTATGTGAGGGCAAGTAAGCCTGTTTGTCCTCGATTAGCTCCTTCAATTTAGGACTAAGTGTCCTCATGCGTTTGTGGCTACCTGATTGCGCGGTTTGCTTGCCGCCCACAAATATACGGATCACGTCCTGTATGTCGTCAAAAAACTCAAATGCTGGGAATTTCTGGTTATTGTTGAGGTTGATAGGTATGGAACTTTTTATGTTAGTGGGGTCGGTGATGAGATTCCTAGTCCCCCATATTTTGGATCCACTGTCGTGCCAGGCTATTGGCGGCTTGCCCGGGAGCGAGATAGGTTTCCAGTATAGGTTGCTTCCGTCCACCTCCTGAGACGACCGCATCACCTCAGCGTTCCTGCTTCCGTAGTAATTTATGTAATCCGTGAACGCGTACAGGGGAGACATCACCTCAGCGACGCCAAAGTCGGCGAGGTACGCGACCACACCTGTATTCTTGACATAGTAGGTCTTACCCTCAATCACGTATTCAAAGTAACCGCCTGGTTTGATCCGGGCCACGAAGACATTTGAGGTCTTAATGTCGCGGTGCCAGATGGCGTAGTAGCGGTGAATGGCGTACACGGCTATGAGCAATTGATAGAGCACACTCAGTTGCTCTTCAAAGCTAATCAATTCCACATGTTTAAGGTCGGTGGTTGCAGATTCCATGAAGGTGACATAGCAGGATCCTGATTTGGGGGGTCCTTTGTCGAAGAGGCGTTGTACCCTGCATCCGTCGCACATGGCCATGTTGTATACGTACACGAAGTTGGGGCACCTACGGCGCAGGAGGAGTTGGTTGACGAGGTCTAGGATTCTGTTCTCAATAGGGTATGAGTTCTTTTGGATTGTCTCCCACCTCTGGTTCTGGGCTGTTGCCTTCTTTAGAATACTCTTATCATCGGGACTGAGGTACGCTTCTTTGATTACGAGTTCGTCGTCGTTGCCCGTGTTGATGGTGGCTCTATATACCTGTCCAAATGTCCCTTTACCTATCTCAGCCACGTTTGAAAAGTTCGCCCTGAATGCCGGCGCGTTGGTACCCGTCATGCACATGTCCCATTGGTCGACATTGATGGCTCTGAGGCTGTTGTTGATGCGCAGTCCCTTAGCTAGACGTTCCGTGAACCACTGCGTGAACCTCTGCTTTGGAATGCTGTTCTTTTGATAGTTCCTGGAAGGGTTCGTTATCCATTCATCACTGGGCTCCGCTGTTGCTGGCGGCACGGCTACAGGACCGCATTCCTTTTCAAGCTTCTGGTAGGTTGGTCCTCCGATCTTGATTTTTTTGTCTGTGGTTGGGTTGACTGCCGGGTTGTTACGCCACTTGAGGCACTTTGGTGAATACGGGTCGAGATTTCCTGTAAATCCTCCAGCGCGACTACGTTGGGTACTGGCACTACGTTGGGTACTGGCACATTCGGTCTCAAGATCCTTATACACCTTTCCAGTGGGTTTGATTTTACGATTAGTCCTTGGGTTGATGGACTTGTCTAGTTTCCATTGATCACAAACATCCATTTTAGTGTCCTGAGATATTTACACGAGATATTCTCCTGAAACAACTGAATCTGTGATGTCTCTATATTTTCAAGTACTTAAGCACAAATTAACTTGGCACACACTTATTAATAAAAATAATATAAATACCTTTCTGTTTGGAAATCCACATCATTAACATGGATCCGATCTAAACATCATTATCGGTTCCTAAAAAGATGTCTTTGGAACTAACTGCTGTGCAGAAAGAGAAGCTTCGTAAGCTCGACGAAGAGATGAAGCGTAAGAAGGAGCACGACGAAAAGAGCCGACCCCGCCGTGAAGCCTCCTCAAAAGCCACTGGCATCCCCGTCGACATCGTTGATATGGACGTCATCAAGGTTGGCACCCTACTAGGTCTTATTAAAAAAAAGGCCATACTTGAGGGAAAAGAGCCCAACACGACAGGGTCCCTTCTAAATATGTTCCTAGGTGGAGAAGACGATTTCAAGATAGACCGTTCCAAGATCCCTTATAACTTCAGGAACGCGCCCACCATCGCCACAGAGGCGGATAAGATCAGCTATCACCAGCAATACGTTCAACAGCAGTGTCAACACCTATCTGCCATGACCATGTCACTCATCAAACAAGAGATGGCCAACATCAACAGGCATATATGTGTAAACATCGAAACAAACACTATTGACAACCTTAAGATAGCATGTGTTGAAACCATTGATGTTCTTCTTGAGGAATTGTGTGAAGACGGCGAGGACGACGACGAATTGTGGTCAACTCTATCTATAATAAGGAATGCTCTATTAGGCATAGTCGATATATGTAAATATAAGAAGATATTGAATGAACACATCGTCATGCTCAGGAAGGCTGGTAAGGCCCATGTCCGCATCCTTGGTCACCTATCTGTCAATGATGTGAGGTTGTCTCTGTATAAAGGCTGTCTCACCCAAACCAAAGGGCCTTTGACGTCTGATGACTCAATGAGGCTGTCGCGGGAGATTGAACTGAGGTGTTACATGAAACCTCCTGAATTGAAACCCTTCAACTTCGACGACATAGTGAGGCACTGCTGCATACCGTCGCTCGTGTGCGCCCCCGTGGACGAAGTTATTGAGAAAGGGTTGGTTGGGCCTTACCGCAACAACTCAATAGGTTACCTTAATATCGGTGGGAAACAGAAAACCCCTTGGTCGTTCTATAACCTGCAGAGCATCAACCAGGATGGTGCCAGGTTGTGGGTGCTGGACAACACGCTTTGGGTGCTTACTGATAACATGCTCTCTACCATGACCGCGTATATGATCAAGATCTTCAGGACGTTCTACCACGAGTATTATGGAACTAACACCTTCAAGACAGGGTTCTGGCTGGCGTCCCACAACAATCACTACGACGCATTCATGAATATGATGAATAACTTCTCCTTTATCAGCAACCATACCATGTTTCACAAATTCTTGATGATGATCCTCGTACATAAGTCCCCTTTGATTCCCACGGATTATGATTTCTTTAACCATCTCGTTTATTACGATTTCCCCATTATTCACGAACCCTATCTCAAAACATTTGAGAATAACATGAAGCAGATGTTTGACGATTTGAATGATGAACATCTGTCCAAGTTGAAGACCACATTCGTATTACCTCAATAATATAGCATATTTGCGCCTTGGCACTATACCTCCTTTATATGAAATCTTGTCATATAAAATGGACCTTCACTGGATATAAATTTAGTACGACGTGGTAAGGGTTAAGGATAACATGACAATAGAAAAATGACGGTAATTAATAAATATTACACTCTTTCAATCCTCAATTCAAAGAATGAATATGTTCAGTTCTCCGATGGTTCGTTCAAGTTGACCCATGGTACTGAATATAAAGTGATGC